CGGTCGTCCCATCGGCGCCGAATCCCGCTATAACGGTAATCCTGATAGGCGATACGGGCCAAAGCGAAACGCCCGGCCAAGCCGTATTAGGCGGGAGGACGATTCTTCCCGGCTCCGAGTCGGTATCTACGATGTAGTCGCCGCTTCCGTTAGCCCAAGGGGTAAGCGTCGTGATGTTGTTTGTCTGATCGGCCCACGTAACGGAAGTGACCGACTGCAACGGTTCTACAGGAATCTTGATCGGGCTTGAGTCAGTAGGGAAGGCGTCTAACTGAACCTCCCACGTTTGGGTTATCAGTTGACCCTTAATGAAAGCCTCGCAGGCTTCACGCGCGGCGATAATGTCGCCGGTTATTAGCTCGTCGTCGTCTGGTATATCTACCCGAAGGTGTGTCTTGGCCTCGGCCAATGTCACGGGCTCAACGGTCGGGGCAGTAATTAGCTTTTTTCCCGCCATGCGTTACCGCCTGCGCCTTCGATTGAAGACGCGCACGGCTCGCTCTACGCGGGGCTCGCTCATTGCGGTTTCAATAACCGGCTCGGCGATTCCGTGCCCTACCCATTCGCGCGCCTGCGCGGTTTCAACCGCTGCCACGTCGCCCGCCTCATACCCGAAAGGCCGTGCGCTCGGCGTGCCGTAGGGCGCCGTATAACCAGCTATGCCCGTCTTAAATCGAATAGTTGTGTTGTCCAAGGCTGAAGCCTCCATAAAACGAGGAAAAGGGGCGAGCCGAAGCCCGCCCCCAATCCCTCTAGCGACTTTGATTAGGTCGCGCTGTTCGCGTAGTACGCGACAGGATGCGTACCGGCGTCGATCAATGCCCCATCGGCACGAGCGAACGCGAGGTATCCAACCTGCAAGAAGTCGGCGTAGCGCTCGGTCAAGCGCATGATCTGAACGCCGAGCACGTCGCGAACGATGTAGTTCGAGAAGTCCCCAAACAGAATCGATTTCGCGTTGGCGGCCATAACGGCCATGTCGTTGTTGACGACGTACGGGTAGCCGTTGATCGTGTCGGGGAAGCGATTTCCCAAGCCCTCAAGTCCGGCCTTCCAAAGCGGGCGGCCCTGGCCGTCCTTCAGCTTCTTAATGACCTTAAGGGACGAGTCATGCAGCATCCATTTAACCGTGGGAAGCTGCCGGTACGCGGGGTCGATTGAGTGTTCGAGGTCTACGAGGTCGTCGTAAATGACGGTCAAGGTCTGGCCGGTGAGCCCCACCTTGCCGGAAGTCGCGTCGATGGTGACGCCGCGCGGCTGAGTAGAACCCGTGCCCACGGTAAAGTGGTTGTTCTGAATCCTACCGATACGGACGCCGAGTGCCCGCGCAAGGTAAGAGTCGAGATCAAACGCCGAGTCCTGAACAAGATTCAGGGGGACCGTAACGATCTTGCTCGTGTAGGTGTAGGCGCCAAGGGTGACAGAGCCAAAGGTCATGTCGGTTTCGGTAACCTGCGTGTTCTCTCCGATGATCGCGCCCATGTTGGCCGTGTCATTGACGGAAGGGAACGGCATGGCCGCGCCGGTTGAAGTCTGAAGGATGGTCGCGCCGGACTGGCGCACGCCACCGTAAAACTTCTGAGCCTCGGTCAGCTTGCGGTAAAAGTCCTGCGGAACAAGGAAGCCACCGGCCGAGCCGGTACCTTCAACAAGCGACCGCATTTCGGGACTAGCCGCCGCCGCGCGCTTGCTCATAACTGCGCGCTGCTCGGAGCTAAGGGCACCCATTCCGAAGCGAAGGTAGGTGCTGAACGCGCCGTTCGCGGTCCTTTCCTCGGCCTCGGCTGCGTCTTTCGAGTCCTCGCGGCTTTCGCCGGTCGGCTTGACTGCGCGCCGGATCGGTTCGCCAAGTTCTTTGTCGAGTGCCCGAGCTTCCTCGTACTTCTCAACCTGACCCTTAACGCGGTCAGCTTCGGCCATAAGGCCGTCGAAACGCTTTTCGTCCTCAACGGACATGCCTTCGGCGGGAGCCGCCGTCAAAATGTCCTGAGCCTGCTTAACAAGCGACTGGCGCCGCTCGCGAAGCTGCAAAATTTCCATTACGTGTCGAGTTCTCCTTTGATTTTTTGTTTGGTCGTTACCGCGCCTTGCGATACGCGCAGGCGCGCGGAAACGCCGGGTCGAACGAAGTGGTCGCTAGATCGCCGCTCTAAGTGCTAATGCGAGCCGTGCCCGTCGAAGTCGTAGCGCTCCTGCGCTAGCTGTCGGCGTGCCGTCCGGGTCGGACCGTTGCCCTTCCTCGGTCGTGGCGTCCATTGCGCCTAGGGCCTTGATTGCGGCCCGCACCATTGCTCGGTCCGCGCTTGTGAGCATCGTTCCGCGCTGATGCTTCAAGAAAAGACGGGCGAGCCCGTCAGGGTTGATACCGGACGCGGCCAGGGCGCTTCGTGCCTGCGCGTCGGCGCCCACAAATGCCGGATACGTGACCGGCGAAACGTCGAAAAGTTCAACCGCGAATAGCTCGCGTAGCTCGGAGCCGTCGTCCCTTGCCGTCCATTTCTCGGAGACAGGAAGGAACGCGTAGCTCGACTGCGAAATATCGCCGCGCTGCAAGCTCGAATGTAGGTCGTTGGCGTACGAAACGTTCGGATCGACAAGGATTCGATAGGCAAGCCCTATTTCGTCCTCGTTTAGCTGAAGCGTTCCGGCCCGATTGCGGCCGAGAATGTAATTCGGGTCGTGGTTCTTAAGTGCCCGAACGTCCGCAGTCTGAATTGTGCTCAAGAATGCGCCCGACCGGACGACTTCGTAAATGCCGTCCCAAATCTCGGCTTCCTGATTGAAGACCGCGCCGTGACCGACGATAAACTTTCCGCCGTCGTCACTAGTCGCGCGAATCTCTGCCGTAATCACTCGCCGTTCAGGCTGCCCGCCTGTCGCGCGAATGAACGCGTCGCGTCGTGTTTCCATTGGTTCTCCTACCCGGCCGCTATCGAACAGTTGCAACCGCGATGTAGGGGCGGGTGTCCGATGCTTCCCGAAACTTCTAAGTCGTCTACCGACGAGTCGCCCGAATGGATCGACTGCCCCGGTTCAACGAAGTTGCTATGAATTGAAACTGTGCGGCCCTGAAACTGTGAGCAAAACGAGCACTCGCCGCCGACCCATTGAAGTTGAGTCACGCCGCCCGCGTCGTATGTCTGCCGCGACGTTGCGCCGTCGCCTCGGATCGCCTCATAGTCCCCGACTTCAGTAGCTCGGTTCGCGAGCATATCGCCAAAGGTCGTATCGAGCGCCGCGAGGTTTGCCTTGTCCGTGCCGTCCGTCCTGGCGAGCGCGGCCTTAATGTCTGTGCGGCTGAATGCCGCGTGACGGTCCGCGTAAGCGTTGACGTAGGCATTAGCGAAGTTCGTAAGGTCCGGCGCCGCGTCTAGGCCGATTTCGTCGGCGGCCGCGCCGCTGATTGCCGTTACGTAACTCGAAACCGGCCCGCTCATGGCTTCCCGAATGAAAGCCCGGTGTTCGTCCGGTCCGTTGTAAAAGTTCTCTAGCCAACTGTCGAAGCTTTCGGCGTCACGTTGTTTAAACGCCTTGGCGGCCGCTGCTAGAACGTCTTTCTTTTCGCGCTTGAGAATGCGCGTTACCGCGTCCGCAAAGAGCGGTGCGTATGCGGCCCTTAGCCGCAATCGCTGAGCTACCGAAGAAGTCCGGCGCTCGACTGATCGATATTCCGGGCCGGTAGCCTTCGTATTCGTGTTGAGGTTGTCGCTACCCTTCGAAGGATCGTTAATAGCCGGACCTACCGGCGTATCGGGCGGTCCCGCAGGGTCGCCGCCGTCCGGCGCCGCTGTCGGCTCGGGCTTCGGCTTAACCGCTTCCTTGAGCGGAATCACATTCATAGGGACAAAGAAAACGTCGCCCTCGGGGCCAATCGTATTCATGTCTTCTTCTAGTCGAATGTCGTTTGTGTTGAGGTAACCGTTCGCCTTGCCTGACGCGTAGTAGGCCGTTCGCGAAGCGATATTTCCGCGTAGGAGTTCGCGCAGTCGGAACCGTGCGAAGTAGTCCTTGTCGGAAGGTCGGTTAAGAAGATCGCGACGAAACGCAAGCTCGAACCGACGCGTCCAAGGCATAATCATTTGCCGCACGTCTTCGGCGGCCGCGTCCTCGGCGCTTAGTCGGCTCGGGTGTCGCTCGTCGTTAACGAGTCTCGGAGACACGCGGAAAATCCGCGCCATTTCCGATAGCGACCATTCGCGAGTCTGTAGGAATTGCGCTTGATCCGGCGACAGTCCGACTTGCTGCCAGGACGTGCCTTCCTCAAGGAGCATCATTTTGTGGGCGTTGTCAAAGCCCCGGTGAGATTCGTTGATCGCTTGCTGAAGTCGGTTGTACGCCTTGTCGCTCAACGAGCCCGGATGCGTAAAGACGCCGCCCGGCCTCGCGTCATTCGCGAAGAAGCGATTACCGTACTTGTCGGCTGCGATAGCGCCGCCGATAGCTTCGGCCTGTAGTTGAATGGGAGAGTACCCAAGAAGACCGTCCGAGCTAAGCCCCTTAATGTGCAAAATCTCGGACTGATCGAAACGAATTGGCGTGCCCGCGTAGGGCGTGTAGATAAATTCAAGGTCGCCGCCCGACAACGCTTCGCCGGTTTCCCCGAGCTTGCGATAGACCCAAACTCGATCCGGCCGAAGCGGCCAAATTTCGAGGATGCGGCCCGCGCCGTCGCGGAGAACATGACAGTAGGCATTGCCCCTTAACAGGACGTGCCCAACTAGCGCCTCGATAACCTCAACCGCCGTCATTTCGGGGTTAGGTAGGTCGTGAAGGAGCGGCCAGAGTCGGTGATTTAGCGCCGGTCGCTTACCCTGAACGTCGCCGTTGTCGTCGCGCGTCCATTGAAAAATCTCAATCGGCAAGATTGCGATTGATTCGGTAATGACCTTCACGCACGAGTAAACCGCCGAATGTGATAGCGAACCCTCGGCGCTTACCTGAATTGAAGACGCCGTTTCGATGGAGCCGAAAGCTTTAAGAAGCTCCTTGCCCGTTAGCGGAGTGTTCGGGTTTTCAATCGAAGCGCGCAGTTGAGCGCGCGAGTTCATTTCCTGCCAGGACGTGAAGCCCATTAGGGCCGCCTAGCTTTTGTGTTAACCAAGTGTCCGAACCTCCCGCTTGTCGTAGATACTTTCGCCTTGGTTTCGCTGCGCGCGATCAAGGCCGAGGATTAGTGCAACCATTCCGTCGATGCGTTGCTTCGACCGCTTCTTAGAGGGTCGAATATTCTGGTTCTCGTCTTCGAGGACTACGACGTTATCGGCCATCCAACGGAGGACCGGGTTACCGCCGTGGTTTAGTTTTTGATCGAGCACAAGCCGCGCAAGCTCTTTACTTGGCGCGCTCATGTTCTGGAAGTTCTGGCGGACCGGAATAACTGTCATTCCGGCTTCGTCCATTTTTTGCGCCATTTCATAGGCGCCCCAGGGGTCGAAGGCGACTTCGCTTAGCTTGTAACGGGCCGCCGCGCGCTCGATGTAGGCGCGGATCGCCTCGTAGTTGATCGTTTCGCCGGGCGTCGCCGTCACGAAGCCTTGTTTTATCCATACGCGGTACGGCACGCGGTCCCGTATTTCGCGTTCCTCGATACCGTCCGCAGGTATCCAGAAGTGCGCGAGGGTCTTGTAAGACTCGTCGGCCTGCGGGAAAACCATTAGGAACGCGGCTAGGTCGGTAGTAGCGGCCAAGTCAAGGCCGCCGTAACAGGTTTGGCCGCGTAGTTCTTCGGCGTCAACCTCCCCGGCCGACCTATCCCACGCGCCCATATCGAGCCATCGGGTTTCGGTCGCTGTCCATTGGTTGAGGTAAAGCCGTCGAAAGGTGTTCTGTAGCTGCGGAAGTTGCGCCGCCTTGGCGGCCATCGCCCGCATTTCTTCAATCTTTCGGAACGTCCCGAGCGCGGGGTTCGCTATGTGCCAGTTGTTTTCGTCCTGCCAATCCCATTCCTCGGGGATGGCCCGGACGTATGCGAAGAAAGTAGGATCGTCAACTACGGCGGTCGGTATGTCCTTATACCAATCTTCGGGAATCTGGCCCCGAAGCTTGAGAAGACCAATCGCGTAGCAATGTTGTTCCCAACAGATCGACAACCGATCATGTCCGGCCGTCGTGATCGCAACCG